AAGGGTGTATTGGAGTCCAATAGCAGGCGCACTTCTCAAGGCTGATGTTGAAATTAAAGAAGAAGTTCACGAGAGCCAAGGTGATGCAAAGCCTCTCATCCCTCCAAAGAAGATACAAGATGCAGAGTGGTGGAAAAAGAAAGAAAAGCAAAAGGTATTGGTCAAAGGTCTCTCACTTGTTGACAAGTTTCTCAAGAGTTCTATAGGTGCAGTTGGGGCGGCTAATGCTGGAGCCAAGGGTCTGGGGATGGACTATGCAACACCTATAGAATCGCCTATGGGTCCGACAAACCTCCATGACGAGAAGACAATGCCAGATTATGATAATCGAAAGAGGCCCGGAGAAGACTATACTATTCCAGAAAAAGAAGAGGACGGAGAGCCTGACAAGCACATGGTAATTCCTGTAGAAAACGGGACATTGGAGATTGATTCTGAAAAAGCCATAGTTCGTACCAATTAATATAGTATGAATATTCTCTATAGAAACAATGGCAGCGGTTGCGGCACTAAGGACTTCCCCCGTAAATCACGGTGGTAGCATTAGTATTCTCAAGGCTGACAATGACCTTGTAATCGCTGGATATGCCAGCGTAGAGATGGTAGACAAGCAAGGTGACCTTATCACTCGTGGTGCTTTGAAAGATGCTTTTGGCGACTTTATGAAAGCAGACGGTTTCCGAAATGTGCAACTTGCACACTCTAATATTCAAGTGGGAAGCGTTATCCCATCTTACACTGACTCAAACGGTCGTGTTTGGAAGTCTGGCGTCGATGACGCTGGAATGTTTGTAGTCATCAAACTACGTGATGACATCGAAAAGGCTCGTGAAGTAGCCAATGAAATTCGCAAAGGTGCCCTTCGTGGGTTCAGTATTGGAGGACAAGCGTTCAAAAGAATGCGAAAGAGTGACCAGCAACATGGTGACTATACAGAAATCTCCAAACTTGAACTTCATGAAGTAACTATTTGCGAGAAAGGTATTAACCCGGAGGCGACATTCCGTATATTGAAGGAGGACACATCTATGACAAACGAAGATAATGTATTGGGCGAATTGTCTACTGTGCTTGACAGACTGAATGGCCGATTAGACGCCATGGAAAAAGGCGAAATGCCAGAAGGTCTGAAAGAACACATGAAAGGCAAGGATAAAGAAAAAGACGAAGGTGAAGAAATGGCCGAAGAAGACAAAGAAGAAAAAATGTACGGTGCTGAGCACAAGGGTGACATGGAGAAAGGAGAATACTCCGATGTTATCTCAAGCGAATACCTAAACTGGATGGAAAACACTCTAAAATCACAAGGTGTTGACATCGGCGGTGCTCGTGCTCACTTTGACAACATTTCCAAGGCTAACCTCGGCAGCACTCCTGAGCAAATCGGTGACGGTGCTGAATACTTTGCAGGACAAGTAAAGGGTCGTGCTCAAGAAGGTGGCTCCCCATCAACTAACGCTATTGGTAAACTCAACAGCGGTGGCAGTGGAGAAGTCGCTAAAGGATACTTGCACCCTGACGCTGTTTCCGCTTCTGACTTGGAAGCCGCTTACGAAGTCTACAAAGCCGCTGCTTTGGAAGAACAATTCAAGAGCAACTTGGGCAACGTCTTCGCTGACAGACTCCAAAAGGAACTTTACAGTGAAGCACAAGCCAAAGAAGCAGCATCTTTCGATGCTCGCACACCACTCGCTAACATTGAGAAAGCATTGAGCGACCTCAGTGACAGAATCGACAACATCAGCAAATCCGCTCCAGAAGCAGGAACTGAAATCAAAAAGCAAATTTCCACCGTGGAGATTCCCTCAACCGAGGAACTCGCCAATATGGACTGGAGTGACGTACACCGTCTCGCCGGGAGCGTGTGGAACTAAGGAGGAATTTAAATGGCAAGAAATTACATGAGAACAGTAAACGATATGGAGCGTTATTATTACGGCGCAGGAAGTTCAATGGGCTACTCTTACAGTGGCTCTGAACTTTTGAAAGCCGATGCACCGCTCTTGAGCACAACCGCTGGTACATACCAAGCAATCTACGGTCGAAAAGTCTGGAGTCAATTGAACCAAGAGTTCAACGCTTTCAGTATTCTACCTAAGAAACCATGGGACCGAAGTGGATGGAGAGTTGTAACCGCTCGTCCTGACACCACAAAAGGTGGAGGCATTGCTGAGAACGGAACACTTCCAGAAACAACCAAGCCTACTTTCCAAAACGTGGCAGCCAAGCCAAAGACCATTGCTCACTCATTCGATATGTCTGAGACAGCAATTTTCCTTAACGATAAGGATGACGGTCTTGGTGACATCCGCAGCGTCTTGAAAGAAGAAATGGGTAAGCACCACGCAGAGATGATTAACGAAATGCTCTTGCAAGATGTAGACACCCCTGCTGGAAACGACTACGAGTCTCTTGACCGTATCACTTGTGGCTCACTCGAAACTGGTGGTAACACTGCTAACAGCATGCGATTTGACAGCAGCGGTACTACTTACGGTAGCCTAACTGATGCAGACATTTACTCAATTGACAGAAATGCCGCAGCCAACTCTTGGTCCGAAGCAGAAGTCAACACTTCTGGTACAAAAGGAACAAACCGCAACTTGTCACTTGACATCATGGATGACCTCTTCCAGAAAATCTGGGTACGTGGTGGAAATCCTAAAGTCATCTTGACTGGATACGACACTTTGATGAGAATCCAACAACTCTTGCAAAGCCAACAGAGGTTCATGGAAGAGAAGAGAGTGGTTCCAACCTACAACGGTGTGAAAGGTGTACCCGGCGTCGAAGCCGGATTCATCGTCGCTACCTACAACGGTGTTCCAATCATTCCTTCCAAGGATGTAACAACAGACGGTATCAGCAGAATGTACATGTTTGACACTGACTACCTTTACTTTAGCACAGCAAAACCAACTCAATACTTTGAGAGCGGAATTGAAACTGGCGACCCATTCGCTATCAACCGCCTCGGACAAGAGGGACTTTACCGAACCATGGGTGAAGTTTGGACAACTTTCTTTGGAGGACAAGGTTCAATCCGTGACCTCTCTTGAGGATAATGGTGAAAAAAATAGGAGATGAAAAATTATGGCAGCAACAACACATGATGGAATTACATACACACCGGGCGCAGGAGACGCAGTAGAATTTACCGCAGACTTGACCCTAGATATGTACGCAGGTACACCTAACGACAGCACTGCTTGGCTAAACGGTAACAGTGGTGGCTCTTATCCGGGCACACTAACTGGATTCGTTGCTAACAACTCTGATGGTAGCGCAGTAGCCGGTCTAAAATTAGTTTGTGGAAGACTAACAACTGCACCGGGAACTGGCGACACATTGACAGTTAGCGGAGATGCAACAACAGTTCAAGCAGTTATTCTAGGAAACACAGAAGTAGCAGCAGCAGGTACAAAGGTAACCTTTAGCGGTGACACACTTACTTTTACTGTAACAGGTACTCCTACTGCTGGAGTAACAATGTGGTTAGTATTAGCATGAGGTGGGTAACTTTGCCTACAGTAACCTTTCTAGGGCCTTTCCCTGACAGAGCCTTGCCCGACATGAAGCGGGTTAAGGCTCTCAGGGGGGTTCCTGTAGAAGTCAGCGAAGAATGGTTAGCGAGAAACGTGCATCTATTGATGCCTCGCTACTGGAGAGTTGAAGGCTACGAACAGACGGTAGACGAAGGAAACGACGGAATACCTGATGAAGGCTGGACAAAGAAGGACATCAGTGCTTGGCTCAAGGGCAAAGGCAGTGAAGTTTCTGGATACATGACCAAGACCAAAATGCTTGGCATGGTAGGAAATGTTCTTAACCCGAAAGCCGCAGAAGAAAATGAACTGGGCGAAGAGCCTACACAACAAAATGGAGATGAATAAATATGGCAGTAACATTTGACCAACGACCAACAGTATTTGGAGACAGAATTATCGTAACAGGAACATTTGAATCGAATGACGCATCTATCGACTTGAGTTCAATGATGAGTTCAGTAGACGCTTGTATAGCAAACTTAAGCAGTGCAGCAAGTGGGGTAGAAGTTGATGCTACTAGTGCTCCCGGAGGCACTGTTGAAGTACAACCTACAGTTGATATAAGTATTTCAGGAACCACTGTAACTCTGACGACCTTTGGTACTGGTGGACCCGCTGCTCCTAGTGTTGGCGGAACTTTCCTCGCAATCGGACGACGTGGATGATTGAGGTGACGAATTATGGCAAAGACAGCCACAATTCTAGGGCCTTATACGCAAGAGCAGGTTAATTCCAAGACCGCTATCCAGACTGCAATAGTCACAGCGTTAGGTTCTAACACACCAATCAGTGCTGACCCGTTCATTATGCGAGGCAGTTTTTATGTACTTGTCACCACCAACTAAGGGGGGTGACTAACATGAAGACAGTCAACAACCTAGGACTGGACGATATAGAACGCTTACAGAAGCGTGGTATCAGATTCGATGAGTCTTACGGCGCATCGTTGAGGACAAACGAAGATAATCCTCTATCCGGTATCACACTGAAACAACGCAACCGTAATAAGAATGCAGGCGATGTCCTCAACATCGGCTCAGGTACGAGGTGTAAGCATTGTGGAATGCTTTACTTCTGCTGGGTTGATAAGTGCAGGACTTGCAGCAAACCAATGGAATTCAATCTAGG